GTGTAAATTATTCTACCCCAATCATCAACCGTAACAGCTTCTACGTCGTTGATGGATCCACCGTCTATGACAGTGGTGGGTGTTAATGCTAATGAATTTAGACCGTAGTCAAGTTGTATAAACTCTTCAACACATGAAGGATTCCATGAATATGTAAGTTTCTCGCCACTAAAAATTCGCAACGCAAAACTAGATCCATAAGGACCACCTATACCAGTTGTATAGACATGCGTTGCCATTAATTCAGTATCCCTCCACTAAAACAAAAAGGGGATCCAATAACGAATCCCCTCACACATAATAATGAATTCAATTGAATCAATCAGTCTAGGCTGACGTTCAGAGTCACTTTGATTTGGTCACCAGCGTTTTGAATAGCGTAAGGACCATTTGTGAACCTTTCAGCGAAGAATATCGCATCATAGAGTGTCACAGAACCTGTTCCATCAAGTGCCTTAGTAGTCGTGAAGGTGTTTGCATCAGGTGTTTCAAATACAAGGTAAGTACCAGCAGTAGTTGTGGTGTTACCTGTTCCCTGATCGATATAAACTGCATCGCCTGGTTCTAGACCATGACCTGTAGCAGTTACTTTACTGAAGTCAAACTTAACAACGTCATTACCGTTAGAAGTTTGAATGTTCTCAATAAGAACGTTATTGAGGAATACAGTTACTGTTCCGTCTGTATCATCTGTCTCGTAATCGATACCAGTGATAACTGTAGCAGCATCGATACCGTTAGGTGTAGTTGTCTGAGAAACTCTCATTCCAAGAGCAAGATCCTCAGCAACGTTTGCTTGGAATACCAAGTCGCCACTAACAGCACCACCGTTTGCCTTACTTACATAAACTGTAGTACCAACGATTCCAGTAACACGTGCTCCCTGAGCAACGTTAGTTCCTGTAACACGCTGTCCAACAGCAATTCCAGTTGTAGATGTAACAACAACTTCGAACTCACCAGCAGTACCAGTAGCAGCAGTAGTTGAAGCAACAGCAGCAAGAGTGATAAAGTTGTTTCCGATAGTACCACGAACACCAGACTTAGAAATCTGTGTACCAGTAGCAGCAGTACCAGCATCAGCTACACCATGAATGGTTGTAGGCATGTTGTTAGCACGTGAAAGGAAATAACCGTATACGTTACCAGCAGGACCATCAAATGTGAATGTTTGCTCTGGATAAGAAGCGGTTGTACGACCTCTACCAAAACTCAATGGTTGTGCAGTGAAGTTACCAGTGTTCTTAACACTTAAGTTAAGTGTAGTACCATCAATGTCAACAACGTATGCACCAGTGCCGACAGAACCACCAGTAACATAGTCACCTTTTTTAATACCTGTGTTAGAAGCAACCGTAACTAGGTATGTACCAGATGTACCATCTCCATTAGTTGTGGTAACAGCAGTTGGTTCAGTCTCGATTCCCCAACGGTTACCGTTCAGCAAGATACCATATTGCTGTGCATAATCCTGATCAGTCCTATTATTGATGATCGGAGGATATCCTGTAGTAGGTGCAGAACCGTAACCGTTAGTGTTGTTATCGGTGTATGGTTCGAAATATCTTGTCTGCGAGGGAGTATCACTCTCAGCAGGATATGTATCTGTTGTAAACAGCTTCAGAATAAGGTTTCTGGGTATATTCTGAGAATAGTTAAGCAGATTCCTTAGAGAATCAATTTCGCCGTTGTCGGTTACTAAGAGTGCCATTGGTTAACCTTTCCTAATTACGTTGCTATGTATGATTATTTATAACCACGAGGTATTTATAGTTTTATCCTCAGTGCAACGCTAGCCTTACTGATGTTCAGCACATGGTTTACGTTAAATCTGAAGATGTCACCAGCATTAACTGTGGTGTTCCAAGTCGAAAGATTATCGTCTTTCGATTTTATTTCTGTAGAGGTATTTAGTACACCTAACTTTGGTGTTTCTGTACCTGTTATTGAAGTGAAGTTTGGATAATCATCGTAAGCACACTTCAATATATCTATTTCAATATTACCTGCGATGTCTGCTACTAGAATCCACGACTCGATAGTACCAGTAACATCAATTGCCATATCACCCTTTGGTCCTATTGCCATTGGGAATGATCCTGCATCGATAACAAAGTTGAGAGTTCTAGTTAGATCTGCTGTGGTTACTAATGCAACACCAGAAAATCTAAGTCCAGAAGTAGGTGGAGTACTAAAAACGATTTGATCGTTTGAAACGATATAATCTGTATTTGGTTTAAGAACTACATCATTGATAGAGATCAATAATTGCTGTTCATCTATTGGTGTATATGGTGATCCGTTAACAGAAAGACTGAACGTATCTTGTGTACCATCAAATCCACCTGATATATCATCAAGTATTAGGTTTGTATACTGTGTAGACTTGGTTGGAATTTGATAATTAACATCCAAGTTATACGCAGGGTTCTCTCTCAGAGCAACACTATGTTGCTGAGATCCAACTCTAACGGTATACTCTGCCATTATGACGATACTCCAGGATTAACTTCCACTAATCCTTCGATAACTCTTGTCTTGTATCCAGTTGGAGCAGTCAAGAGAATATCATAGACATATCTTCTACGGTCTAAAGCACCTGTTTCTGTACTATTCATTGATATACCAATCTCACCAGCAGTTCGATTGACAAATACCAAAGGTACAGCAACTGCCGTTGATGATGCGTGACTAGTTTTAAAATTAGCCTCACCAGTATATCCTGTCATGTTCAGTGATGTGCCATCTTTATTAGTAATAAAGAAAGTTACATCAAAGTTTGCATGACGGTCAACGACTATATTTACAGGTATCGCTGCCATTAGACTCTAGAAGTTACTTTTATTTAGTAGGTTTCTTAGGTTGCTCTGTTTTACCAAGTTCAACAGGATCAGGAGATTCCAAAAGATCCAGTGTTTCTAGTCCACCAATAATTTTAATTCTATACTCTTTCAATTCTGTAAGACTCTTTTCAGTTGTAGTGATCTTAGTCTCTGTCTCACCCAATTGTCTTGTGAGTTCGGTACGTATTTTACTTGCTTCCATAACAAAAATGTATTATGTTCTATTTATTTCCATAATATATTACCTGCTATAGAGAGTCGTTCACTATCAGATGTATGAAAAGGATACACCAAATGTTTTAAACTTGCTGGAAATAATACCATGAGACCTTCATCTTCATCATTTAATTTTATTAGATAATCTTGTATTCTACCTAGAATATCTGTGTAAACAAATGAAAAATCTCCTGCACATGGACAATTAGATTTTGATCCTTTTTGTTCTTCTCTCCAATGGTATGGTATCTTCATCCAAATAACAAAGGATACTGTTCCACTATGACTATGTACTGGACTAAACTCATGTTTATTCTGATAGTTGACCCAGAAACCATTTAAACATATATCACGTTTAGTAGCATTCGTAGTATTTAAACCAACTTCATTATAATAATTATCGTATATTGGCCTGATGACACTATCTAAAAACCAATCATCTCTATCAATTAAATCTTTAGCATCTGTTATATTACCAGCAAGTCTTCCTGAAGCATCTCCTTGTGCTTCATTAATGTATTCCCACAACCTATCAACAACTTCCTGTGGTAATTTGGTATCTAGTAAAGGAACATTTGGTGGGTAGAATTTATTCCATTCTATATTCATAATCTAATATTAAATGATAAACTTATTCTGTCATTATCTGTAGTGTTTGTTTTAACTCCATGAGGAAGCCAACCAGGAAATATCATTAGTTTTCCTGGATCTGGTATATGATCCCATGATGCTGAATGCTGATAGAATACTTTTGATTGTTTCATCTGTGGAAATGGTGGTTCGAAAAATATATCACCATCTTCACTATTGGTCTTATAATAGTAAACACCAGACAAGTCAGCAGAACCATGACTATGGATATGAGCATAGTTCCCTTTTTTAAATAAAGAAAACCATGACTCTAACTCATAGTTCTTACCATCAATAGACCAGTCATCTACTGGACCGTACCCCATTATTTTAAGATATTCTATTAGATATTTGTCTATCTCTTCTTGTAATGCAGTTAAATTATATTTCCCTATTACATTACAATCACTAT